TGCTCGTGCGTGTACTGCGCCAGCAGCGCCGCCCGCGAGCTCACGGGCAACGCGTTCAAGACGGCCATCGCGGCCGCCGTCAGTAGCTCTTCGTCGCTTCGCTCGAGCGCGCCGCCGTCATCATGCCGTGCCGACGTGATGTCGGCGCCAGGCACGGCCGGCATTGGCGTGATTGACACTTCGCGCAATTCGATTTCTAGAAAGCGTTCCACGATCTGCCCGTCGACCGTGACGGCTTCGGTGCGCCGCGGTGCAAAGCCGATTGAGAAGCCGGTCGTGGCGCCGGCGCCGATCACGGCCTTGACGTACTCGAGCGCCGCGCGGCCCTCCGGCGTGTCGAATAGATCGGCGGTCATCATCAGACTGTCGCCCATCTCCTGCATCATCGACACCACACCGACGTGCGCGCCGGTGCGCCGCTCATGGTCCATCAGCAGCGGCACTTTTCGCGCCTTCACCTTGCGCTCGATGGTCGCCTTCGTGCAGCCGCGCGCAAACATGGTGCCGTAGCTGTCGACCACCTCATACGTGAGCGCGACACCGGACACACGGCCCGCCACGCCATCGGGCAACGCGGTGTCGGCTCGCAGCTGGAGGTGTGCGTCGGCGATGTGGCGCACCTGCGCCGGTATGGTCGTTTTCACTAGATAGGCTCCTCATCCACGCTGGTGATATACGTCGCCAGCACGCACCGACAGTTAATTATTTCGGCCGGGTCATTGCTAGATGGGTCAAGCGGATACGCCAGCCCGTTGCTGAACGCGTCGTCAAACGGAATTCGGCCTTGTTCCATACACCGCGTATGCGTCTCGCGTGTCTTGCTATCCTCAAACGCGAGCCACTCCTTAGAGCGGTAGATCCCGGCCTGCGTGGCCTGATCCCACGTGCCCTGACTCATCGCGCCGGCCGACTCGGTGCGCGCAATGGTGCGGCTTCTGTTGTCGGTGATGACTTCGTTATAGACCGACGCTTGCACGAGCCGGCCCGTTTCCTTGACCGACATGCCGGCTAGTTCGGCGGCGCGGATCGCGGACAGGATATTATCGCTGGTCGTCTTGCCGACTAGTTCCGCCAACCGCCCCGATCGCTTGCTGATCGCGTTCAGCACCTCCGGCGATTGCAGCGAGAACGACAGCCCGACGCCCGACACCTGCCGCGCCCCGACCATATACATCTCGCCAATCAGATCGAGGAACGCGGCGCGCCAGGCTTCGTAATACTCGCCGTTCGGCTTAAATCCCTGCCGGATGCGCCGCTGGATCTCGTCGAGAATCTCTTGCGTGGTCTTGGTTGCGCGGCTCCCCAAACCGAACAACGAGCCGATTTGCTCGCGCTCAGCCGCGAACCGAGACACGCCCGCCGTATACCATGGCTCTTCGCGCCGCGTCAATTCTTCCATCGCGCGCGTCCACTGCTGATACCGCGGCTCCGCCGCCAGCTGCTCCGGCGTCAACCGCTCCCACCACATCGCCGCCGCCATCTCTTCCGGCTCTTCCGGCTCTTCCTTTGGCGCCTCCGGCGCTTCCGGCTCTTCTTCCGCTGGCACAAAGCCGACCATGGCGTCCAGCATTGCGGCAATGGTCGACAACGGCACGGCTGGAAACGCGGCCATCATCACCGCCTGCACCGCATCGCGCGGCAGCTCGCCTTCTGCCAGAGACTCTAGCAGCTCGACCATCTGCTCGATCTGGTCACCGGAGAGCGCGCTGTCGGCCATGGTGCGCACGTGGCGCCCCTGCTCTGCCTCCTGCCCCTGCTCTGCCTCCGCCGCGTCCATCGCGGCCGCGCCGGCTTCGGTCGTCATTGGCCCCGGTCCGGCGCCGGCTAGCTGCTCAGCTTCGGCGGGTTCCGGATCGAGCACGGCGCGCGGGTCAATCACCGCGACGGCCGCCGGCACTAGCTGCGTGCCTGTCTTGAGTGCAATGGTATCGGTTGGGATCGGCACCGGCGACAGTTTGAGCGCCCGCCGTGATTCCTCCCACGTGCGCAGCCCGATCCCAAATTCCTTCTGCACGCGCTCTGACGTCACCGTGTCGTTTTCGATCAGATCCGAAAGCACGGCGTGATCGTATACGATGTAGACGTCGCCGTATTCCGGAGACAGCCAGTGGTTGAGCTCGTCCTCAATGGCGCCTAAAATCGGCTCGATGGTGTGCTGCACCAGCCGCGCGCGAGCCTCGACGTATTGCGTGCCGGAGAGCCCTGCATCCGACGTGGCCGACGCGATCCCGATCATCCGCGGATCCACCCCGAACGCCGCGCAAATATCCTCGCGCGAGACGCGCCGGAGGTCGGGAAATTCCAAATCGGACAGCGTAAACCCGAGCGGCTTAATGTCGCGGACACTGCCAAAAAACGCGGGCGTGCCCCGCTTGCCGCGATCTACCACGCGCGCGCGGTAGCGGTCCTGCATCGCGCTAGCGTCGTCCTGTGTTGCCTCATCAGACAGCAGCACGGCAAACGTTGGCGTGCCGTCGTTGGTGACTACCTGCCGCACGTATTGCGTCGCCTCGTTGTCCGCCGTCATCGACGCGATCGCCGTAGCCCCGCGCGGAAACCCGAACACATCCGGGTAATATGGCCGCGGCATGTCGAGGTCGCGGAAGTGGATGACGTCCTCGGCCGGCACCTGCACAATGACGCCCGCCCAATTGCCATAATCGTAGCGCCTCGGGTCGCCCTCGGCGTCCACCCAGACGGATTGCAGCGACTCCGGGTTGATTGCGCGCATCGCCAGCGGCAGCCGCCCAGGCGCCGGCCGCTCGAGCTGGAACATCGCGTTCCCGTATCCGACGTAATCCACGGCCAGCCGCGCCCGCATCTGTCGCGCGGTCATGCGCGGGCCCGGCGAATCGAGCAGTCGCTGGAGCGGATGCGTCAGCGGCACCCGCGTCTCCATCTCGCCTTGCTCACGCAGCACGATGAGCGGCACCGATGCCACGATATCGGCAATCGCGCGGATGCAGGCGTGCACCACCGGATGTTTATTGAAGCCCTGCGCGCGGACCGTGGCGCCGTCCGGCTTGTACTCCTGCGGGTTGGCCGTGCGCACCAGCGACAACCCCGCCATGCCGGCTGCGGCGCCGATCGTGCCTCCGGGCATCATGGCCGGCGTAACGGCGCGCGTCTCCGATGTCCCGCGCAGCACGGCCAGCGCGCTAGACACGCGAGAAAGGAAGGGTGACGTTATAGGGCCCCCGGATTCGTTCACGATGGCAAGTTATCCACATATCCACACAGCAACAACCGCGCGCGGTAGCGCCCTAGACAACGAATGGGGTCGCCCCCGTCAAGAGCAGCGCAGACAGCCCCCAGACCAGCGCGTCCACGCGATCCGGCGACGTCGTGGTCGACTCTGGGTTAAATCCGGCCATCTGCGATTCAAGCAGCGGGAACGTGCCGCAATGGAAGATTCGGCCTTCCTGATACAGCGAGTACACCGGTTCTGCGCGCGCTAGTTTGCCCCGGCTTGCCTTCACGTCGATGATCCGCACGCCGCGGCCCCGCTCGCCGAGCGAGCGAATCACGGCCGTCACCATATCGCCGCCCTGGTTGGTTTCCGCCACGATAGATCCATTCCACCGGCGCGCCGCGTCGAGCGCGATTGTTGCCCACTCGTTCGGCGTATAGCGTCCGCTCAGATCGTCTAGCACATAGCCCTTCCGGTGCCGATCGGCGCCGACGACCACAATGCCGGTTTCGTCGCTCGATTCATGCGCCGTAATCGCCGGGTCTATGGCCACCAGCACCCGCGCCAGATCGTCCGGCCGTGCCGCAATGCGCGCCCGCTCGATCTCGGCCCGCGTCCACAGCAGCCCTGCCACCTCTCGGCGCCACTCGCCGCCGTAGATATGCGCGTATCGCGGCAGGTTGTCCCGTCGCGTCTGCTCAATCTTTTCCACAAACGATGTGGACAAGTTGTCCACATTGTCCTGCCACGTCGTGTGGATATACAACGTGTCCGCCCGTCGCGCGGTCACAAACAGCCCGTAAAGGAAATGGTCCACACTGGACGGGTTGAGCGACAAAATGACGCGGTTCGGCTGCAACTGGCTGCGTATCGAGTCGTCGATCGTGTCAAACGTCCGCCGGTCGACCAGCTCCTCAGCCTCGTCAAGCACCCACGTCGTCACGCCCTGAATTGATTTGAGCTTGGCGGTCTGGTTGCCGCTGCTCGTTTTAATGCCGCGGAACAGAATGCGGCTGCCGGTCAGTTTGTTAACAATCTCGTTCTTGGTTACCGCAAAATCATCACGTTTCCCAAGCCGCTCAATCTTATCCACAAACTCAGGAATGATTGAGGCGCCCGCGCTTTCCATCGTCCAGCGCGTGAAAAGAATCACGTGGTCGGGCGAATACGTCAGGTTGAGCAGGCAAATACTGAGGTGCCACGACTTGCCAGAGCCGCGGCCGCCGGTCAAAAATGCGTAGCGCCACGCCGGCGCCGGGTCAAACAGCGGCCGGTACGGCGCCAGCAGGATGACCGGCTCCGCGTTATCCTGGCGTACGGCCGGCATCCAATATCAGCAGCCAGTCTTTGTCGGCCGGCTGCCATGCGTGCGCGATGTGCAGCGACGTGAGCCACGCCGAGATCACCGGCATTGAGTACATGTTATGAAACGTATCCGGCACATCGGCTACGGTATTCCAAAGGATCAGATCCCGATCGGCCTCCGTGTCCAGCCGCCAGAACACGGCCACGGCGTACTTCCGCGCCACGCGGTGCATCTCGACGAGCGCCGTCCGGTAGCTCGGCAGGTGCTCGAGCACGTGCCGGCAGTACACGACATCTATAGAATCCGCCTTGTGCGGGATCTCCTCGATGGATCCAAGGCGCACGTCCTCTAGCCCCATCGCGCGGCCCCGCTCCACGATAGCCGGCGTGACGTCCAGCGCGTGATAGATCACCTCCGGCCGGCATTCCCACAGCTGCCGGAAGTCCATGTACGTTCCCGGCCCGCACTCCAGCACGTCGACCGTGCCACGCAGCGTGTCTACAAGGTCACCGACCGCCGCGCGGCTTGACGGGTCGCTATCGGCCAGCCATCCGGCAAACTCGGCGCCGCGCGTGCCGATGTTGTTTTCCCACCATCGCTCATAATACTTCATGGCGCCCCCCAGTTAAACGAAGCCTGATCATGCATACATGACGGCGACAACCATAGACGCTCGCGCCGTCCATTCTTTGCATCGACGCTATACCCAGCCCCGCTACCTGCCTTTCCTTCCACGACGGTCCACCCCTTGGGTAACAGCGCATTATGCTCGTCGTCATATCCGCACAGCACCACCCGCCACGTTTTTGGCGCCGTTTCGCACCACGTTCTCACGTCGGCGCCTACGGTGAGACTGCCGTGAGCGTAGAGATCGCCCGACGTCGCGTATGGCGGATCGAGGAACACCGCTCGGGCCCCATCACCGCCGGCTCCAGCTCGCACCACACTCGGCGTGACGACCCGTTCCCACGATCCACACGTAATCCGCACGCGTTCAAGTCGTGCGGCCAGACTGTGCAAATACCGCCCCAGTCTTTGTTCCGCGTCGCCAAGGTGCGGCAATTCGCGGTTCACGCCTTGCCCCGCGTCGCCAAGGTGCGGCAATTCGCGGTTCACGCCTTGCCCCGCGTCGCCAAGGTGCAAGATTCGTCTCCGCGATCCGTCGTCTTTTTCAGTCTTTCTGAAATGCCCGTTAATGACGCGCCACGGCCCTTTACCCCACGGGTCGCCAATGCCGCACGCCATAACATATAGCCACCACCCCGCCGCCTTTGCGTCGTGGTGCTCGGGGTCACCTTCAAGCCATGCCACTAAGTCCGGCGTGCGGCGCTCTTGCAGCCACGCCAGCCGCGCGTGGTAATCAATTTCTGTCACTGGGCCAATAGCGTGTCGCGCTACCATGTGCGCGTCGTGTTGGATGGCGCGCCATGCGTTCACCAGCCACCCGTCTGCATCGTTTAACGTTTCTACACGACGGCCGGTAAATGAAGGACGTGCCAGCAACACTGCTGCACTGCCGGCGAACGGCTCCACATACCCAGACGGATCTCCGAGCGCCTGCCATACAATCGGCGCCGCGCGACGCTTGCCGCCGAAATATGGAAACGGAGAGGCTAACTTCACTTGCCGTCGCTCCAGACGATCGGCGGCGTGATCGCTTGCCCGGCTGACGTCACGTCAAGTGTCTGCGCCGCCTTGCCGTAGGCGCGATCGAGCAGCACCTCAGCCGCTCGAACGTCTCCGCGTACAGCCTTCGCACGCAGCGCCGCTAACGTGGCCTCTAGCGCCGTCACCCCGTCCTTTTCGTCCGCGAGCACTTTAGCTAACGCTTCGCGAATGTCAGGTAATTTGGTGCGTCCTTTAGGGTTGCCGGATTGCCCCTTTTTCCACGCCGGCCGGAGGTTTTGCGGGTTCGGTGGCATTTACACCTCCGGTGCAACTGCGGTGATCTGGAGCGTGGAGGTCGGAATTGCACCGCCCCTTGATGGCTGGTCGCCACCCGTGCCGCTGTCAGCACTTCCCACGCGTTTCGGATATGGCTGCGCTAGTGCTGCGAGCTTCTCCCGCCACGCCTTGTCAAGAGCATACACGTATTTGTGCTTGCCTTCTGTGCGCACCCGCTTGGCGTTGCTAGGCAATTGCTTCCTTGGGCCGCCAAAATTTTCTCCGGTAAACGTGCGTTTGTGCAAGCGCTGAGCGCCGATGCGGTACTCAAATGAATCCGACGTTTTGCCAAGGTAGGCCCAATTACCAGCTTGGTAAATGCCGCCAATATGCCCCTCGGCTGGGTCGGCGTAGCTGACCACCAAAAAAATCTTTGGCGACTGCTTGTGTAAGAACTTAAGCGCCAGCGCCACGATGCGCGACACTGGCGCCGTATGCTTGCGCAACGCCACGCGGACAAGCTCGCACACTTCTGTTTGCGTCAACCCAAATGGCAGCCCGATGCGATGGTTTGCGCCCCAGCTAAAAATCACGACGCCAATAAAAGTTTTCTGCTCCCACACGCCAAGGTACACGCTGCGACTTACCGGCACAGTTTTGCTGTAATGCCAATTCTTGCACGCATAGGCTGCTGCGTCACGCTTGCACCAGTCTATGTGCAACGTCACAACGGCATCCCGCAATGCGTGCAGATAGTCGGAGTTTTTTCATCAAGTTTTTTTTGATCGTGCTCAGGAACTGGTTCAAAATTCGGCACGACCGGCACATCCAGCCCCCACGCCGTCAGATCGCCGGTGTCCCAATCGTTCGCCAGCGTATCCCACTCCCACTCGCCAAAGCTCACGTTGTCCTTGATGACGAACTCGGCCTGCTGCGCCTCGGTCAGCTCGTCGGCGATCACGACCGGCACCTCCTTCAGCCCAGCCGCTTGGCACGCCTTTAATCGCATATTGCCACCTAGCACCATCAGATCGGCGTTCACCACAATCGGCCGAAGCTCGAGCATGGCCGGTAGCGACTGAATGCTCGCGACCAGCTTCTTGAACTTGTCGTCTTTAATCAGCCGCGGGTTGGCCGGGTTCGGCTTTAGCTTCCCGATCGGCAGCCGTTGGACTTTCATACGTTGCCCGCGTTGGCGCCGTCCGTTGCCTGCGGCTGGATCGCCGCCACCGCCACCGCAAGGCACACGACAAACCGCGCGGGCTCATCTGGGTACTCCGCCTTCATCGCGGGATCGGTCATACATGCTTGCACGTAGGCGCCCCTCGTTTGTTTAGGCGCCGGGACCGGCGTCGGCATTAGTGCACATCTCCAGACGCGCGCCAGCCTGCCGCGGCCGCCGTCGAGTCGGACACCCCGACCGCTTCGCCGAGGTGCGACGCTTGCGCCCGCGCGAATAGCACGTCGCGCAGGTGATCCCAGTACACATGCGTTGTAATGCGCTTGCCGTGCGTCTGTGCGCTCAGGGTCTCCGTGCGCATCATCGGCGTATGATGCCACATTAGTACGCCCTCATAGACGGGATTCCGACCGCGCCGTCCGGTCCGGGCTCGTCTGCCGGCGCGTGGACCACAGGCGCCCCGTCATCGAGCATCGGCCCCACCGGCAGCCCGGCGGCAATGCGCTCGGTGCGCCATTGCATCGCGGCCGATACGGGAATCAACGTGATGCTCTGTGCCTTGCCCGTCGTGCGCGAGATCCGCACATCCTGCACCGACGCCAATCGAGTATGTGGCCGCATGTTTTCCTCGGCGCCGGTGGTTCCGTTAATGCGCTGATAGACCCGCGCCCGTGTCACGCCGATCAGCTTGGCGGCTGCTACTACCCCGATCGCCTTCTCTGTTACCATGTTGCCCCCTGTAGATAGGTCGTAACGATCGCCCAGGCGTCGCGCGCGGAGGTGACAACGTGCACCTGCCAACGCTGCGCCCGCAGGGCGTCGTGAAATGCCGATTGCGCGGCCGTCAGCCGGCCTTTGCCGGTCGGGCTTTTAAACTCAAGCGCCAGCCCAACCCACTCAAACGCCGGCGCAAACAGCATCCAGTCAGGAGCGCCGGCCGTGACGCCTTCCGCTTTGAGCCGTACCGCCTCTCGAGCGCCACGCCGGCCGCCGTTCGGGATCGCGCAAGCCGGATATTTGCGGGTCTTGGCGTCCAGCCGATAGCGCGCCACGAACAGCCGTTGTTCGTCCGATTCGAGGTGCTGCATTATCAGTTTAGCCCCGGCGCCGGCTCGCGAAACGCCGCCAATGCGGCGAGCAGCATATCCGCAGCGGCTTGCTCTTTGGGCGTCCCGCGCGCCCCGTGCCATGCCACCAGCGCCCCGACCGCGGCGGCATGATGGCGCATCACGTCCCGCAGCTGCCCCGCCGCGATGGCAAGATCGGCGGCGGTGTCCTCGGCGGCTTTGAGCTTTCGGGCCTGCCGCTGCAACCGGCCAGACAGCAGCTGATAGCTGGCGTCGTACGATGCCGCAAACTCGGCCAGTGCCGAGACGCGCCGGACCAGCTGCTCGGCCGTGAGCGCTTCCGGCGTCAATAGCTGGTGATCGCTCAGGATGTCGCGCGCGGTCCTCATGCCGTCACCGACGGCGCCAGCTTCCACAACGCCACCGGCGCACACTTCCGGCGCGCGCTTGGTGCATACCCGACCTTCATCCATCGGCCGTCCTGCGCGCCGCGCTTGACCAGCACGCTTACCAGCCGCTTCCGCGTATCCATATCGGCCGCCACCCCGCGGCCGTCGAGGATGGCGCCGACGTCGTCGGCGGTAAACTCGCGCCGGCCGGTGCGATCGAGCAGGGCCAGCAGGTCAAGCGTGACCATTGCCACCACGCGCGATGATTCGGCCGACGCCCGCACCCGCGCTTCTGCCTGTGCGCAGGCCGCGTCTCGCGCGGCCTCCGCCTCCATCATGGTAGGGCTCATCGTCCATACTCCGGGTCGAGGGTCGGGCCGATCGCGTGGTAGATGCGGCTGGTCGCTGCCACGTCACCTAGACAATATGAAGCAATGCCGACAATATCGCCCGCCACGTACGCGGGGTAGACCGCGGCGCCGTTCATGCCGCCCGTTTTCCCAGCAACCCCAAACGCTTGCGCCCACTCGTCCAGCCCTTCGCCTTTGGTGGGCGGCTCCCAGTTCGTGAGCAGGGCTTTCACGTCGCAATGCGGCGCCGTCTGGTACCGCCGAAACCACTCGCG